GTGATGCTGCGTCCAGAGCCTTTGCCCGTGTACAACAGCGTGTCCATGTAGCTGCTTGGCTTCTTACTCGACGGCTCGGGCAGGTTCTGCGTGTTCAGCGCACTAAAGCCAGCTGGCACAGTATAACTAAAGGGGCGTTGGCCGAAATTAAAGATTGCAGTAACTCCTAAGCTGCCACTGCCGTCTGCAATCATTGGAAAAACGGTTACAGTCGACCAGCTAGAAAAAGAAATTGATCCTTGGCTTGAGTTGTTTTTATAGAAAGTTACGGTATTGCCTCCAATATCACATGCAATTCCGATGACATCATTATCTGTATATGATGCCCCATAGCTTGTAGATGCGCCGTTTACTACTTTGGTTCCATCGTTATAGTATTCAACGTTTGTGTCGCGAAGGGTATTTGCAATTCCTATGCGACAAGAAGCTGAGCCTATTGAAGTTGGTGCAACTTCCCAGTACCATTTACCGCTTTGAGGCATTGCAAATGTGCCTAAAGTTAAGCCTCCTCCGGTAGTTCCTGTATTAACATCTAGATTTCCATTTGATAATGTTGCAACTGAGCTGCTGCTTAAAGGATTCAACGTGCAGTAATTCCCCCGGCCATTGCCGCCATCGGCGTAGGGCGTGGGCGTGTCGATCATGCTGTCGTTGCCCGCACCAGCCGTGACGCTGAAGTTGTTGGGCGTCCAGTTGTTGCCGTTGCCGCTGCTGTCCTTGCCCAGCGTGGTGCTGGTGGTGCCGGAGTTATCGGCGAACTTCAGGTAGAAGCCGTTGGTGCCGTAGCTGCCGGCATACTTCTTCGGCTTCCAGACGCCGGTGATGGTGTCGGTTTCGCCAAAGCTGCTGGGGGTCAGGGCTTGGCCGTCGATGAAGTGGACCTCGGTGAGGTAGCCGTTGAGGTAATTTCCTCCCGCTGGATAAGAGCCTATGTAATGGGCATTAGTTGTGTTTACTTGGGTGGTAGCACTAGATGAAGGGTCGGACGACAAAGAGAAAGTGGTAACTACTTCACCGTTTACATAAATACGCATCCGAGACGAAGCAGTCCCGTTTGTTGTGTCCCACACAAATACAAAGTGATACCAAGCTGACGGATCACGAAAGACCTGAGTCGTGTAGCGTCTTCCGACAACAACTGATCCAGCGTTAATTGCATCGAATCCGAGTTGATCGGAAACTGTGCCGGTAGTAAATGAAATTAAGGTATAAGGTTGTGCAGCAGATCCTGCTGAAAAAAGCGTGTATGACGTACCAGAAACCAATGCGCTTCTTTTAACCCATCCGCTCCATGTCCAGGTTGTCCCATTCCCTGAACTTGCCGGAGTCCGATTGAGGTACGCCGAATCCGCCGAGTTGAACCGCAGGCTGCGCGAGATCTGGTAGCCCTGTGCTCCAGCAAGCAGGAAATTGGCGCTTCCGGGAACTCCCATCGATCAGCTCAGGTTGGTCAGCAGTTGCGCGTGGATGCTAGTCGTACTGCGGACCGCATAAACAAGGCAGTCAACAGCAGACAGCGTACTGGTAACAGCTGGTGCCGTACCACCACTGAAGTCCCAGTAGCTGCCAAAGCTCATGGTGCGGGCAGTGCTGGCATCCTGCGTGATAAAGATTACCCCGCTTTGCCCAGCCGTCAGGTTGGTGGGATTAGCCAAGGTGACCGTATGCCCCAGCGTGATGCTGAAGTTGTTGGCCAATGCGAAGTCTGGCGTCACCGTGCTGGCTGAAGTCAGCGTTGAGATGGTGCCGCGTTGTGCTGCACTAAAGCTTTGCGCCAAGCTGAGCAGCGGAACCGTACCAGTGGCATCCGGCAGCGTGATGGTGCGGTCCGTTGTGGGATCCGTGACCGCCAGCGTGGTTTCGTTGCCGTCAGCAGTGCTGCCCTCAAATGTCAGGCTGCCGGTGGTGCCGATCTCAAGGTTGCCGGTAACCGTGCCGCCGGATGCGGTCAGCACCGTTGCCCAGCTCAGCGTTCCCGAGCCATTTGTGCTCAACGCCTGCCCGCTGCTGCCGTCCGCGCTGGGCAGTGTCCAGGTGACGTTGCTAGCAATGGTTGCTGGTGCCTGGAAGGCAACCCAGTTGCTGCTGTCAGAGTCAGCAAAGCGCAGGTCACCTTGGGCGTTAAGCGTGATATTGCCGTTGAACGTCTTGCTGCCGAACTCACCGTCTAACTCAAACAGCTCGATCCATGCTGAGTTCGCGCCATTTCTGAGCTTGTAGACGTTGGCGCTGGTATCTGCCCAGGGTTGGTAAGCGTAGGTTGTAGCGGGCTCGGTCGCACCCGAGTGGCTGGTGAAAAGTGCTGCAAGCTGACCGTTGATGTCGCTTCTTACGGCAGCGCCCGTTCCATTAGATACAACACCATCTGCTTGCGCCACAACGTCTAAGGCAAGTCATGTGATGCCACTTTAACCAGCCTTGCCATAGCCGACAGCGCTCCAGTTGAAGTTGCGATTGATTGCTGTCCCCCCAGATGCTCGGAAGGTGACTGTGAACCCAGTGCCACTGACGCTGGTGACCTCGAAATACTCGCCGCTACCCAGGTTCTGAGCGGTGATGCCAATGCTGGGTAGATAGGCGTTGACGCCGCCAAGGCTTGCAGTGCCAGTCCAGAAGGCATTGGGGAAGGTGACGGTGTAAGCGCCTGCACCACTGGCTATGGCTGCTGTGCTTTGCTGCGTCACCCGCTGGAAGGTGGCTTCGTATCCCAGCTCATCCACAAGGATATTTTGATCAACGGCGCTGCTGGTCAGATCGGCGCGGAACTGGAATGCCCTGCCCTTAAAGGTGCCGTTCACGAACTCCTGCCATGCCGACCAGGTGGGCGAGCCACTGGGGTTGTCGCTGGTGCTGCGCAGCATCAGCTTGGCGTTCACTTGGTTAATTACGCCGCCATCCCAGTCGCTCCAATCGTCGACGGTATTGCTGCGAGAGTCGATCAGGTCTGATGGGAAATAACCGCGGGTGACAAAGTAGCGGCGCAGATCAAGCGAAAAGACACCACCCAGGTCGAGCGTATTGGCGAAGGCGTAGGTGCCACTGCTGGCCACATCACCCATGACATCAAATGTCGGGAGCAGATCAACATCAGCGACCGAATCAAATGAAGTGGTGCCATCCAACGTGAGCGCATCGAACTCATCGCTATAGAAGACGGTGGTCTTAGAGCCTTGGAACGGTGGCGAATCCTGATCTTCGCGGCGTGTCTGGATTGTGAGTGGATCGATTGCATCAGGCAGATCAATGATGACGCTGGTCTCGGATGCGGACTGTCGGCCGCCATCATCCTCGAACTTGATCAATACCTCGCCTTCAACCAGCGGGATGATCGCCTCAGTGGCGCTGCCGGATTTGGCCTCCACCAGGTCAACGCTATTGCTCCAAGTGGCGGTGCCGTCCATCAGGCTGCTATGCCGGATGTGAACACTGCCGCCGATCTTCACGTCCAGATCGGTTGTTGGACTCCAGCGCAGGCGTCCCGAGTTGTTGCTGATCGCCTCGAACGTCAGGTTCTGCACGTTGCCAGGGACTGCGGTCTTGCCGACTGCGGCATAGCTCAGCGATGCTGGCGAGACACTTGGGGTGCGGGCACCGTTGAGGCTGTAGACCCGAACTTCGTAGGTCTGAGCTGTGGTGTCCAGGATTTCGTAATCAGTGCGCGGCACATTGACCGTGGTCCAGTTGCCGTTGACTGCACGCCACTGCACCTGATATTCAGAGACGCCGACTACAGCACGCCAGCTGACAATCAGCTTGACGCGCACTTGGCCGTTGCTTTCGTAAATGGTCTCCGATGCCGAGAGGTTGGTTGGTGCCGGGCGTGGTTCATTGAGCTGCGTGATGTCGCGTGTTTGCAGCTTGAAGCCACGCTCTACGTAGTCATATTTGCTGGAGTTGTACGCGATCGCGGTAACTTCATACTGAACTCGATCAACCTCTGCGACAGTTAGCACGCGCCAAGTGCTGGTCTGCACAGTGTCATTGCTCAACACCCAAATGCTGTTGGCGTTTGGTGCAGTGCTGAATGCGGAAGCAACCGTGATATTTGCGCCAGAGATAGTACTGATTGCTTTCGTTTCAACGGTGCCATTCGGAAGGATCACCGAAAGAGTGGCGTCATTTGTTGTGACCAGACTGGTCTCCGCCGTGTCATCAACGGTGATCACCGTGGTGGTGGCTGATGCGATGCGACCACCCCGACGCACACCAGCCTTCACTGGATCAGCGATCTCGATCACCTGACCAGGGCGCACCAGCACACCGGCATCGATCGAGGTCTTGAAGTTGACCACCTCGGTCTCTTGCTGCTCGGTGTAGAGCAACCATTCGCCAAGGCGTGCAGCCTGGCCGCGGCTAGTGCAAGCAAAGGCTTTGATGTTGGTGGTGATCACGCCATACTTCGCGATGGCGTCCTTGTCCTCCACCACCTCGTAGGCGATGTCCTGGGTTTCCAAATCCAGGTAGCTAACGATCGCGACGGTGTGCCTGGTCTTCAGATCCGAGCCGGTGTAGTTAAAGCCATCAGCACTGACATTGGCCAGCGTGAAGAGGTAGCTGGCATCGGCCGGTTTGTCCTGGCTGATGGTCAGTGCGCCAGTGCTCCAGTACGGCATCACCCGCATCACGGAGCAGAGATCATTGATCAGCTTGTAGGCCTCCTCCTGGTTCTGGATCAGAGCATTACAGGAGAAGCGAGGCTCGGTGCCGCCGAAGCCGTCATCGATGCTGGCTGATGCGTACTGGCTAGCCGAATAGAAGGCGAACTTGTCCAGCTGGCTGGCGGTGATGTGATCACCTAATCCCCAGCGGGTATTGGTGAGCAGCGCATACAGGATCCAGGCTGGGTCGGATGTCCAGGCTGCAGCTGCAAAGGTGCCATCCCATGCGCCGGCATAGCTGATCGCGCCTGTGGTCTGATTCACCGTGCCATTGCTGGGGATCGGCACCTTGATGCCACGGATTCGATAGCTGCGGTTCGGGATGCTGCTGAACTGCTCAGCATCCAGGCGCATCGCCATGAGTGCACTATTGGGATAGCGCAACTTCTGCTCAGTGATCTCTGTGTAGCTGGACCAGTAGAAATCGTTCAGCAGGTTGGTGTCGACGCTATCGGCCGTGATGCG